GGTGACGCTATTGGCCGGCAACGCCGTCAGCGACAAGTCGTAGGCCAGCAGTAACTCGGCGTTAGCCGATTTGTAGGTCAGCGCCTCGGTGGGATGTGACCAGACCGCCAATAGCGTGCCATCCGACAGCAGAAAGCCAATCTCACGCGCCCAATAGGCTTTGGCGTCGTCGGCCACCGCCGTGACGTGAATCAGGGTGTCACTCAGGCGCTGACCATCCGAAATGGCATATTTCGCCACTTGGGTGCGCAAAGCGGTCTGCGTGTTGACCGGGGTATAGCCCGTGGTGCCCACCACGATGTGGGTGATTTCGGCCGCTACACCGGTGTTGTCGGCTCGCCAAATGGCGGCCAACCCAGCCTTGGTGATCAGGGGTTGTAACGGGGTGCTCATACGAGAACGGCCTCCATAGTGGCGCGAACAACGATTCGGGTACGGTGCGCGTTAGCGACCGCAAAGCCCTGCTCTGCATGGATAGGAACGCCTAACAGATCGGCGCTTTGATGAATCACACAGCGGACGCTGGACGCGTTGGCCAGCCCCAGGGCTTGCTCGGCGGTATCCATCGGCACGCCTTGGGCTTCCAGCGTCCGGCGGTCCAATTGGCGTGTCTGGCTGGCATTGGCCAACCGCAAACCACCGTCAAACCGCGCACCAACCTTGAGTGTGTAGTGGCTGCGTTCGTTCTTCGTGGCATCGACCAGGGCGCGCAGACGCTGGAACAGTTGCGGGGACAGAATCGACCCTTCGCCACCCCGGTTGTCGTTGGCCCAGGCAATCAACTGAAAGCTGTACGGCACTGCTCCCGGGATTTGCGTCCATTCCTTGAACTCAGCATTCACCCCCACCGCTTTAAGCACCCGGCGCACAGCGCCTACTGTGCCCTTGCGCTTGTGGACCGGGATCGACTCGCGAATCAGGGCGCGCTGCTGCTCTTCAGTCTCGGCGGCTTCCCAGCCTTCGACCGACATGGCCCAGGCCAACCACGGCAGGAAGTCCACCGGACAACGCGCCGAGTCGGCCACCCCTCGAATAATCGACGGGTCAATCCCGAGGTCACAGGCCGTGGCCAATGCTCGCTCCAGCGGTGTGCTGTTCAGCGGTAATAGCCGGCTCATGTGATGACCACGCCTGTGACCTTCACGCTGGTGCAGTTCGGGAAATGACGCTTGTCGCAGATCACATCCGCCGTGGGCTGAGTCAGCACCACACGACGCACGCCAGTGACGTGCAAGGCGGCATAGATAGCCGACAGCGATAGGTCTCCCTCCAGCTTCCTTGCTCCAGCCACAGCGGCCGCCAAGGCCGCATTAGCCGCCGCCAGCACCACCACGGAGGATGGTCCGTCTTGAATTTCCAGCGAGGCGACTACGCTGAAGTCTGTCGGCTGCCCAAGCTGGCTACGCGGCCGATCCGTGATTGGGCGCACATCCTCGGCCGATAGCGCCTTTTGGACGGTAGCCACCAGATCCGCCGGCGCGACGGTGCTATCAGGAATCGGCAGTACCGCCAGCGACACGTCACCTGGCAGCGGATTGGTCAGGCCGGCCGCGTAATCGCACACCAGCACAATGGCCCCAGCGGGCAACTGATCGCGCAAAGCCTGGCTAATGTCGACCGCCTTGAATGTCGGGGAGTCCACCGAAATGTTGGCCACGTTGGCCGACGCGGTCAGGCCGTGGAACTCATACGCGCCACGACTGCCTGCTACCGACAGTCCCTCAAGGGACAGCTGAGTCCGGTACAGCAGCGCGTCGTCCTCTTCCATCACCGCTGCGATCGGCGGAATTGCGTCAGGGTCGGCCTCGGTGATCGTCAGCCGCTCAACACCGTAGTCAGCGGCGCGATTGTCCAGATCCGTGCCCCGCGCATAGGCCAACAAACTGGCCTTCGCCGCGTCATTGATTCGCGCCCGACTCATCAGCTTCTGATAGGCCGCAAGTTCCAACAGCTTTACAACCGGGTCTGACTCAAGCAAGGCCGTCCAGTTATCGCCCATCTGAAAGCGAAAATTGGCCAGAACTTCCTGATAGATGTCTTCAAAGTCCAACGACTCCAGCACCTCCGGTGCCGGCAGTGCCGACAGGTCAACGACACTCATACGCTCACCTCCAGCAAGACACCTTCACCGAGGTATTCGCCGGTTATTTGAATATTGATCATCCCATTCAAAAAGGACACCACTCGCACCCGCTCCAGCTTCAGGCGCGGTTCCCAGCGACCCAACGCCCGGGCAACCTCAGCCTGGGCAGCGCTTTTCCAACCCTCGTTGAATGGAAGGTCGACCATGCGCCGCAGCTTGCTGCCGTATTCCGGCCGCTCGCGACGACTTCCCAGTGGCGTGCCCAGGATGTCCTCCACCGACTGCTGCAAATGCGCGATGCCGGAAATGGGCTGCCCAGTACGGCGATCCATTCCGATCATCGCGTCACTCCTGGAGCTGCTCGAACTCAGCGTTTTCTTTGAGGTATTGCAGCGCGCCAGCATCTGACGTGCTGACCGTTACGACGCCCTTGACCACCGCCAGCTCTCGCCCTTTCGGCAGGATCAGCGTGCGCGAGGTGTAGACCTTGTCGCGGTAGGTGACCTCGGCGGCTATCGCTGCCGGGGTGCTGCGGGTAGCGATGGGTTGATCCGACACCACGGGTTCTTCTTGAGTCTTGGCCATGATTTCTCCAGGCATAAAAAAACCGCTCAAGGCGGGTTGGGGTTAATGGCTATTGCTAATGCGAGTGGTGGTTGCTGTTGCCGGCAGTGTCGAGAATCGCCCCGTCACTGGCGATGTTCTGAGTAACGTGCAACGGTCCGTCGATGCTCACCGGTCCCTGGATGTTAACGGCTGCTTTCAGGTTGATCGTGGTACTGGTTACCGTGACCGCGCTGTCCGTGACCTCCGCTGTGGTTGCGCCGACCTTGATGGTCACGGTCCCTGTCGGCAGGCTGATGCTGTAGCTCTTGGCCTGCCAGTCGTAGACCAGCGAACCACCATCATCAAAGCGCCAGACTTCGACGTGATCACGGTTATCCGGCGGCGGACCGCCGTTGCCATACAGGCCTGGCACAAACGTGCCCTGAGACACGTCGCCACTGGTGCTGATCAGCGTGCCCTGCTCGCTCAGGCTGGGCGCTCGCCAGTGCCGCGCCTTGCCGGCCGCGATGCTGTGCCAGCGCACCCAGCCGCTGACCCATTCACCGTCCGAGACCCGGCACACCGGTGGCGATGCCGCGAGATCCACCGCCACCACGTAACAGTCCTTGACCAGGCCGGCGAGCATGCGGTCGTGCTGCGCTGACGCGTAACTCATGACAATGACTCAGGTGCAAAATACTTGTCCTTGTTAGCCAGCCCGGTATCCGGATCAATGCCGAACATCAGGGTTCCTGGTGGCTGATCCGGCCAAGGCCACTGCGCTTCGCCCAGGTAGATCTGCTGCGTCCACTCCACCACCCAGACGGTGTAACCATCCAGTTCGGGTTTGGTCCAGTCCTGCATAGCCTGTACGAACTCGGACGGTTCCACCGCCACGCCCCAGCTCTGCATCCGCAGCAATACCGCGAGCTGCCCCGCGAGGAACACCGCTTGTTGATGGTGATCCGGTTGGATCGGGTCGGTGATCACCCGCGCTTCGAACTTGCAGGCCAGTGCTGTCTCGCCGGTTGCCGTATCGACCCCCGACTCCATTTCGGCCAGCTCGACGAACAACGCCGGCAACGCAACGCGGTCTTCGATGTTCGGCCACACAGCGACCGTCTGCACGCCCGGCAAGTGCGCCCGGATGTGTTGCTCGATGGCCTGGTACAGTTGCTCAAGGCTGAATGGTTCATCCGATTCATCCGTCACGTCATTTCCCCTTCAGGTACTTCTGCAGTTCAAAGTTGAGCTCCTGCTGCAAGACATGCAGCAGCTGCGCATCGGCCTTGCGCACCCAGCTTTCAAAATGCGGCCGGGCCTGCTCCAGCGAGACCTTGGCCTTTGCCAGCGGAAAGCGGCTGTCGTGTTCTGCAATCCAGCCCGAACTCGCCCCGCCTCGTGCACTGACGGTGCTGTCGGGGTAGTCGTCGGCATTGAAATGCTTGCTGGCCGTGCGGATCCAGATATCCGCGCGGTTGCCGTAGACCTTCTTGAAAAAGGCGCCCTGATAACGGCGCCCCGCCACCGATACACCGGACTGACCCTGCCGAGGATTGCCGATCCGACTCGCCTCAATGGCATTAAGTCCGAACCACAACTTGCCGCTGCTGGCCCCGCCACTAACCGGGTAACTGCGCAGACGCTGACGCACTGCCGCCACGGCAATACGCTCCTGTCGACCGACCGCGCGGGCAATGTGCGTACGCAGCCATCCCAGGGTTTTGTTGATTGCCCGTCGCTGGGCAGCGGCGGCGGCTTTCGGCACAAACTTGGCAAAGTCCTGGAACGCTTGCAGATCCGCTGTCGAGGTCTGTAGGGAGATCATCCCGCCGCCGGCTGAGGGTTTGAAGTAGCTTCCGACGCTCATACCCGCAACCTCAGAATCAAGGCGACCAGACCGTCGCCGCTCGGCTCTAGTTGCAGCAGGTCGTAATCACCGCCCCCGTCCAATTCCGGCAGTTGCACACGGACCAGCAGCCCTTTCTTTAACCCCTGCGAATCGCTGACCCGAATCTCAAACCGGGGCTCTCGCAGCCCCGTATTGAGCTTGCCGATCTTCGGTTGCAGCCAGGGCGCGGCGAACATGCCCAGTACCGGCTCCTCGCGCCCCTCGATCCAGGCCGTATCGCCCAGCGTTTCGAACACCACCGCGTCGACCTCGGCGATCAGATCGCGAAAGCCCATGGTCAGAGCTCCAGCAGGATCTGCGCGAGCGGCCGGGTGCACAGGTGCAGCGGGTTCGACTGAGCCTCGCCGGCCATGCCTTTGTTGAACGGCATCGGTTCGATCTTGCTGTAATACGGCACGCCTTCGGTGTTGACCGTTTCCATGTAATCCGCCGGAGCAAACACCGAGATGTACAGGTCTGGGACGCCTTCGGGAATCAACAGCGCCTTGTCGTCATGGATGAAGGTGACGCCCGCAATCTTGCCGCGATAGCGTTCCCAGACGATGCCGCCAAACTCAAAACTTTCGCGGGCATCACCGCGCAACGCTGCCGCCTGCTGGCTGTTGAGAAACGTTTCCTTGACCGACTTGTGGACGATCAGCTTGTTCCAGAAGTTCTTGCCACAGAACGCACGGGAACCGCTGCTGGTGACACTGCCCAGTGCATCCTCCTGCAGGTCCAATGCTTCGCCGCATTTGACGCGCAGCTCGGTATCGGGACTGTTGAGGCCCATAGACATTTTCTTGCGCGTCACGCCGAAGGTTTTGTAGATGTCCAGGAGGACTGTCGACCCGTCGGCATCCAGAATCTGGCCATTGAGCGCACCCATGCGTTGGAACTCATGCGTGGCATCGAGCTGTCGACGCGCTTTGGCCAGGCGTTTGTTGACCACGTCCTGCACCGCCTGCAACTCGGAACGTGTACCAAACGCACGGATCCCCTGGATCTCATCAGCCTTGATCGCAAAGCGCTGCGGCAAGTGCACGGTGTTGAACGGAATCAGGTTGCGCTTGGTGCCGCTGACCACCAATCCAGACGTGCCGCGTTCGCCCGCTGGCACCAGGGCCAGGGTGTCGCCGTCCTTTTCGATCTGCACCGTCAGGGTGGTGATGCCCTCTTCCTGAAACAGGCCGAGACTGCTGATGCGGCCCGGCAGGTATTCCTGTTCGTTAATGGCGGCGGTCAGCGAAGAGACCGAAAACGCGTCATCGTTAAAGATTTCAATGTCAGCCATAAAGCTATCTCCAGAAAGCAAAAAACCCGCATGCGGCAGGTTTGGTAATCAGAGGGATCGTCTTAGCGGACGATCAGAAAATGAGTGGCCAGTGCCTTTTCAGCGGCCGGATCCAGACCGGTGAGATGGGCTTCGCTGACTTCGGCCAAGCGCACCACGGCACGGCCGCGACGGACCACATCGGATTCGCCCAGGGGACCGTAGAGAATGGCGATGGCGTTTTCGCTGCCGTCTTCGGCGGTGGGGTTGTATGGGGCGAACTCACCGGTCGCGCTCACCAGACCGAGGACCTGCCCCGGCTCCAGTGCAGGTCCTGCCGCGACGTTGATGGCTTCGCGGGAAATGGTGCCGGCGGCTTCGGACAGCAGGAACTCGCCTGCATGCATCGGCTCTCGTTGAATCGTCATCGTTTTTCTCCTGTAGCAGTTTGAGGTTTAGCGGTGCGCGCGGCTTGGCGTGCCGACCAGATCGAGGGTTGATCGATTTGCTTGGCCTGCAGCTTTGGCGGTGGGTCTGCGTCCAGCGGCAGGCTGTTGTCGATCTCGAAGCCCTTGCCGCTGCCGACAATCTTGTCGAACAGCCGCGCCCGAACCGCCGCCGCATCCAGACCGGCCGCGACGAACTCGACACTGAACTCTGGCAACCGTGCGGCCACACACAGGTCATTCACGGCCTTGGCGCGTGTCAGCCCCGCTTGAACGATGTCCTCGCTTTCGAGGTTGGTCGAACTGAGCAACGGCGCGACCAGGTTACTGATGCCCGCCTCCGCGCAACGCTGGGTGATCATCAGCGCCAATTTGGCGGCATCAACTACCGGCGGCGTCTGAGGCGGATCATCTGGCTCTAATTCCGGGTCCGGCTCTGGGGGGGCGTCGAGCTGAGCCAGCAGTTCGGCCGGTGCGTGCTGATAACGCTGCAGCACACCACCCTGGCCGAGACAGGCCTTGACCTTGATCCCGTCACCGACTTCATCGGCCAGGCCCAAGTCCACGGCTTCGTTGGCCGTCAGCCAGGTCTCAGCGGCGACCAGCCGCCGCAATTCGGTCTCATCAATCTCGGGCGCCTTGGCTTTGTAGGCCGCAATGATCGCTTCCATGGTCTGGTCCAGGACGTCAGCCACCTTGCGGAAGTCTTCGGCATCCCCGGCCGCATAGGTCCATGGGTTGTGAATCATCAACATGGCATTGGCCGCGATGACAACCTTGTGCGCACCGCACACCGCGACGCTGGCCGCACTGGCGGCTAAGGCATCGATACGACCGGTGCAACGCTCGCCCAGACGCGACAGCGCGTTGTGCATGGCCAACCCGTCAAACAGGTCGCCGCCGATGCTGTTGAACGCCGCGATCACCGGCGAGACGCCGTCGTCCATGGCGCGCAAATCCTGCACAAATTGATTGGCGGTAATGCCCCAGGCGCCGATCTCGCCGTAGACGAATACCTCGATCACCCGCTCGGCGGCTTCACCGCTGGCCTGCACGGCGTACCAGGTCTTGTCCTGCACCTGCACCTGTTGGCCGGCGCGGTTGTAAATGCGCGGGCGCGCTTGCTTGCTCATGGTTGCTCCTTGTCGTCGAGCTGCTCGACGGCGTCGAGGGTGTTGTAATTGAGGCCTAGAGCTGTGGCCCGGGCCAGATCGGCGGCGTTTTCCGCGTCGACCGTTTCGGCGTCGTAGCCGGTGCGCAGGACCATCTCACTACGTGAGGCGAAACCCGCTTGCACTTCCATCCGCCGCGCCTGCACGTCCTGCACCGGCTGGATGTAGGCCCAACCTTGCGGCACCCAACGCGTGCGCAGGTATTCGCGGCGACGTTGTGTGTAGTCTTCCAGCACCAGGGCACCCGACAGCACCGCCATGTCCATCCAGGCAGCTCGGACCGGGCGACAGAGCTGGTGAACGTAAACGCTGAATTGCAGCTGCTCCAGGCGACGCCGGAATTCGTTGAGTACCACCCGCAGCGCCCGGTCGTTGACCTCGCGCATGTCGCCCGTGAGGATCTCGTAGGGCGTGCCCGTTCCCGCAGCAGCGGCCATCAGCTGCTGCCGCATAAAGTCCGGGTAGTTGTTGCCGGCGTCCGGCGGTTTGGAGAATTCGACCTCTTCACCTGGCCCCAGCTCCTGCATGGTGCCGGGCTCGAGCGCGACCATCGGCGTGAAGCCGTCGCGATCAAGATTCAGCGGCTGGCCGGTGACCGGGTCTCTCGGTACCGGTCCAGAGTCGGGAGCCGGTCGACTGATGAAGCCAGCAAACAGGTTGGCCACCTCCTGACGGAACAGCACGGCATCGTCGTAGTTGTCGAGACTGCGCAGGCGCTTGAGCACCGGCGACAATCGCGGCACACCGCGCAACTGACCCGGCTCGACCGGCTCGAAGATGTGCAGCACCTGGGCGGCCGGCACGCGCACCAATTGGTTGTACCCGGCGTTCAGCGACGACGCATCACGCGGATGCGACAGGTACATCCAGTACGCCATGCGCTTGCCGCCCGGGGTGAACTCGATCCCGGCACGGATGATGTTGCCGTCTCGGGTGGTCTCGAACTTGTCGTGCGGAACGAACTCCGGCGCCAGCGCCTGGATTTGCAACGGCACCGCCAGGCCCTCGTCCAAGTTGCGCGGTCGCAGCCGAACAAAGCATTCGCCGGAGGTCTCGACTGTGCGAGCGATCAGTGCCTGCTGGCCGTAGAAGTCGGTGCGCTCATCGGCGTCCGACTCATCGACCCAGTCCTCCCAGAGCTCTTGTAGCAACTTGCGCAGGGCTTCGTCGTCAGTCTTGGGACGCGGCGTGATACCGGTGCCGATCAGATTACTGACGCGCTTGTCGATCACATTGTAGGCATACGGGTCGTTGCGGACCGCTGCCCGAGAACGCGAACGCAGGTTGCGCAGGGCCGGGGTGTTGATGCTATTGATCCCGTTGTCGGGCGCATCCCAACCAGTCGAGCGTCGGCCCTCCCCGGCGCCTTCGTAACTGGCCTTGATGTTCGACGGCAACACGAATCCGTTACGG